CCCTCAGGAGGGCCAGAAAACGCTCCTCGTTCTGCGTCAGCCGGTCCTCCCTCCCGCCCCGACCGCCGCTTCCTTGCGGTGGAAGCGGATCGTCGTCCATAATCAGGACAAGCGTGCTTTCTCGTTGGCCTTCCTCAAACTCCACCTCCACCGTTTGCACACGCAAGCGGATGGTTTCGCATTCCTCTGCATCCTTTTGTTTGCCCAGCGGCGGGATGTTGATGATCTCGACCGTGCTCGGCGAACTGCGCTTGATGTGTATCACGGCATCCGCGGCGGCGCGCAGCACAGAGGAGCCACGCTCGCCTTTGTCGTCGTTCTTGCCGGCGTGGTGGACTACGGCGACGTGGGCGTTGGTGGCTTGGCGTAGGGTGTCGATCGCCGCCACGTAGGCATTCATGTCCTCTTGGTGGTTTTCGTTGCCGGTGAAGGTGCGGGCGAGCGTGTCGACGATGATCAGCACGGGCATTTCGCCTAGCTGCTTCAGGGCTTCCACGAGTTCAGTCACGTCCTTGGTGAGCATCAGGGCTTGCGGGATGAGCTTGAACCTGGCCCGCTTTCCCTCGCCCTTGTTTTGCAGCCAGCCCAGAGCGCGCTTGATCAGGCCGTAGGCGCCCTCCGCGGCGATGTAGAGGACTAGGCCGGGTTCGACGGTAAGGCCGTGCCAGGCCCGCCCCTGGCTCACGCAGAGCCCGACATCGAGCACCACGAAGCTCTTGAGTGCCCCCGAGCGTCCCCACCACATCGAGAAGCCGTTCGCCGGCAGGAGCTTCTCGACCAGGAAGCGCGGTGGCTTCTCGTTCTTAAACTCAGAAATGTCGAGGATGCGGATGCGGCTCGACACCGGCGTGGCGAACAGTACCGCGGCGGCCAGGAGCCCGTGCACGTCTCCGCTCTCGGCGACACAGTCGCCGGCATCCCACTTCGGCGGCTTGTCCGACACCTGGACGATGCGGACCGAGCAGCCAAGGGTGCCTAGATGGGCCGCGAGCGCTGCTGCGTAGTCGTGGCCGGGCTCGTCGTTATCCGGCCAGATGGTGACGTTCTTGCCCCGAATCGGGGCCCAATCAGTCAGCTCGAGCGGGGCTTTGGCGCCCTGCATGGCGCTCGTGGCAGCGATGCCGAGCGCGGCCAAGGCCTCGGCTTTGCCCTCGCCCTCGACCAGCACCAAATGCGAGGCGAGCGCGATCTGTGCCAGTCGGTAGAGGGGGCGGTGACGCAACGGGGCGCCGGCCTTCCAGACCCGGCGGCCGTTCTCCTCGTGGAAGCAGTAAGGGCGAAAGGTCTTGGATTCGCGCGTGCCGTCTGGCTCGTAGCGGACCACGCTGGCGACCTGGTTGCCCTGCAGGTCGGTGTAGCGATAGGTGGCGACCGGAGCCCCAAGGAGTTGCATGTCCTCACGAGGCTTCGAGCCGAGCTTCTGCCTCTTCTCCTCGATGAAGGCGCTCGCGCTCGGCTGCCACGGCGCCCGCTCGACCCGAACCGGATCGCCGAAGAACTCACTTGCGATCTCCTGAAGGGCAAGCTGGAAGTCTTCCCGCTCGCGATAGCCGCGATAAGCCTGATAAAGCCGGATGAGGTCGCCGCCCTCATTCGTGGCGTGGTCACGCCATAGGCCTGCTTCGGCCCCGGACAGGGCGACAGCGAGTGACGCTCCCGGCGTGCCCTCAACGTCGCCGATACGCGCCTCTGTCGTATTGCAATAGGCCCGGCCGCCAAACAGCCACTCGACGAACCCGCGCGGATTGGCATGCAGGCGCGCCCGAATGTCGGCGGCGTCGACCGAACGGCGCTCAGCCTCGACCTGGTCGAGACGCTTGGCGCTGTTAAAGTCAAGGATCATCTCCTGCCGGCTGTCGGCAAGTACTTAGATGCTGGCAATAACATCATTCCCCAGCACCTCTCCTTGTGAGGGCACAGCTTGCAGCGCCAATCGTCGGGCTCGGCGGCGATGCGCGGCAGCGTCTCGCCGGCCGCCACGGCGTTCACGATCTGCACAGCACGATCGGAGGCGGCCTGTGCCCGTTCTGGGTCGAACGGAACGGCAAGATGCAGCACCTGCATGGTGTCCATGTTTGCGGCGGTGAACAGGGCCGGATGGGCGGTCAAATCCAGATAGGCCTGATAGAGCGCCACCTGGTCGGCGTAAGCAGGATAGGCCCGCGCCAGCCCTTCTTTGGCGAGCTTTTTCCAGCCTGTACTGCCGAGCCCCTTGCACTCCCAGAGACAAGGATACGGAAGGCAGTCGGGACCAGCGACGATCAGTGCGTCCGCGTGACCTTTGAACTGATCGTCAAGTTGCGCAAACTCCAGCGCCGGCCCGCTGCGCACGATCGTGAAGCCGGCCTCCGTGAGTAGCCAAGCACAATACTTCTCCCACCAGCGCCCGCGGGCGAAGATGCGCTCGATGCGCGGTTCGGGCTGAACCGGGTGGCGCCAATCCCACTGGATCCTACGCAGGCAGTCGTGTCCGAGCGACGAGGCGCCGAGATAGTCTCGCCCGACTGTCACGGCTCCCAGTGCCGTCATGGTGGAGTCCACCACGGCGTTCACTGCATTGCTAAAAGCCGAGCGGCGGGTTGCGGTGGCGTTGAAGTCGAGCATGTCTCACCCTGCCAGCAGCTCCGGGACAGAGGCTTCCCCAAGCCCCTCGTCGCGGCGGGCCCGGGCCTGGGTCACGAACTCGGCCGCATGCCAGACGAAAAGCATAACCTCCCGCTTCGACCACTCCCCGATCGGCTTGTCCGTCAGACCCATCTTCTCGATGAGTTCGCCGAGCGCCGGGAGGCAGAAGGCGCAGACACCAAGTTCCGCCGCGGGCGGGTCCTCGCCCGTGGCGAGAAAGAACGACTCGTCGCCCCAGCGCTCGGCGGTGAGTTGGCGTGAGCGGGCGGCGATCCAGCCGGACACCGCCCCGTCGCACAGCTTCATCCACTCCCACGCGGACAGGCGGCCGATAAGGGCGTGGGGGCTGACGAACCCATCGCCCTCGCCGACGGCGGTTTTGGCAAGATCAACGGCCGAATAGTAGGCCGCCGCTCGCTCTTCCATGCTGATGCGACTTACCCGGCCCATGGCGGCCGATTCCCCGTGGCCTTGGGAGTGGCGGCAGCGGCTGGTGCGGGTTTGGCCGTCACGGTCTGTTCAAGCTTAATCCAGCCCTTGGTCTTCTGGTCGGGCGTGACCACCGCAGTGAGTACGTTCTTGTCCTTGTACTCGCCCTTGCCCTTCTCGATTCCGACCACCGCCCAAAAGCGCAGGCCGTCGAACCCGGCAAAGCCGTCGACCCGGCGCGCCGCGATCGCCTGCTCGCTCTCGTCGCCCGGATCGATGCCGCGGGCGCTCTCGAGAACGGCGCGTAACCGCGAGCGGCTGATCTCCGACGCCTTCTGCTGCCCCTCGCTTTTGCCGTCGATCATGAACAGCGACCAGAACTTGCGCCGGGCATACTGCCCCTCGACCACCGTGAACTCGCAATCGAGCATCGCGCCGGTGCCATCCTTGGTGCGCTTGAGCCATCCGCCCTCGCCGGCACCTCCCGGCCGGAGCGTCAGGTGCACAGGGACCACGGTGCCGTGCGGGATGAGGCTGTCAGGGACGACTTGTTTGCTGGCTTCATTGAAATCCATGACTGTGTCCTTTGCTGACTGATAGGTTCAGGCTGCGGCAAGCTTGGGCTTGTTCGCGGTCACCTTCTCGATGAGTTCGCCAAGATGCGGTTTCTCATAGAGTTCGAGCCGGCCCGATCGGTCCTTGGCCGGGTAATTCCATTGGTTCGGCTGCTGGCAGACGAGCGCGCGTACCGGCTTCTCGCCTTCCTCGAATTGAAGGAACTGCATCGTGATGACCTGATCGACGATGCCGGGCAGTTCACGGCCTGTTTTTGAGCCCTCGATCTGTGGTTGCCAGATGCCGCGGTGGAACTCGTCTGCGACGTGTTCGAGGATGCCGATGAAAATGACGTTCTTGGCGCGAACGTGCTGGAGCGCTACTAACCATGCGATCATCTCGCGGGCGTGCAAGCCGTAGGCGCCGCGGAGATCCGGCTTTCCCGTTTTGTCAGAGATCGCTTCGGGCTGCTGCGAGGCCCAGCGGAAGCACAGGCGGCCGGCAACGGTGATCGAATCGACGAAGTACGACGTGTATTTGTCGAGCGATTTGCCATCGCCCATGGCCTGGGTGACGCGCTTGAAATGCGCCTGGCTGTAAGACGCCTCGGCCGGGAGCGCGGGGTTCGGACCACCCAAGAAGGCGGCGAGATCGCGACACTCATCCCAGGTCTTGGGGCGCAGCGTATCGCAGGGCACGTCCAGAACTGAGAGATCCCCGGCTTCGAGGTCGACGAACAATGTCGACTTGGGATCAATCGTGCGGAGCAGCGAGGTCTTGCCCACACCGGCAGGGCCGATGATGAGCGCTTTGACGCCGCGCGGCCCGTGCAGTCTTTGATCAGCCGTGATGATCTTAAGCGCCATATTCTCCTCCGAGAACAAGGTGGTAGAGTTCCGCTGCCCGCCGCAGCGTCTGGCGGGACAGGACGCCGCCGGAGAGGTTCTCGTCGTGCTCAATCTGCTCAAGCAGCGCGCGGATAGCGGCGAGGACTGCCGGGGTCATGCCGCCCTCGGGTCGCGAGACGCTCCCTTGAGGATCTCGCTGCGTGGCAGCTCGGGCGCGCCCTCCGGGTCCTGCCGATCACCACGGGAGCTCGGATCAGCACCGCGGCTCTGCGGATCAGCACAAGTTGCAATCAGGCGGTCGATATCGCGGACAGGCCAGACGGTGCGCCCACCCAGCTTCAGCGGCTTCGGAAACTCACCCATCTTCACGCCTTGCCACCAGCGCGTCGGGCCGAGTGGGATGGGGCCGCCGTACCTTCCGAGGATCTGCTTGAGCACCACAAAGCCCGTGGTTGGCCAAGGCGCACGGGGCAGCACGGGTTGGGAGGTTGCCGACGAGAATTGGCGGGCGCTCATGACTGCGCTCCCGCCATCATACGTTCGCGCAAATGCACGACTTGCTCGTCGCGGATCCGATGTGATTGGGCGCGCGCCTTCAAAGGCTGCACCGCGAGAAGCTGACGAGCGTATCCGAGGGTTC